GTGCTGCATCACGCGAGCATCGCGGCGGGCGGCCGGTGACGGGCCTGCTGATCATCGGCGCGTTGCTGTCGTCGACGCCGCGCCCGTGCGTGCACGGGGTCGGCGAGGCGCGGCCTCGCGTCACGCTCGCCGAGCAGCGTCTCGTCAAGCGGGTCATCGAGCAGGTGGTCAGCGCCTCGGAAGCGCACCCGGACCTCGTCAAGTTGCTGACGCTGGTCGCCGAGCGCGAGTCGAGTTGGCAGCTCGGCGTCGTGCACCGGTTGCCCGCCGACCTCGACGGGAGCAGGGCTGCGTGGCGGCACACGCGAGCCCTGTACGAGGGCAACGCGTGGGCGGCCGACGCCTCGCGGTGGCAGACATACGGCCTGTTCGGGATGAACAGCTCGTACTTCACCGTGGTGTGGGACCGGGCCGCTGACCCGCGCATCCTCTGCGACGCCGTCGTCGACGTGCTCGTCTACCGTCGAGCGCTGGTGCGGGCGCTGCGGCGGTTGTCCGCGCCCGTCGAGTGCGACGGGGAGATGGTCCGCGTCGCACCGACGTGGGCCGCGCTGCACGGGGCGGTGAGCGGTGGTCGGCGCTGCCCGACCGAGCAGCGCGACTTCTACAAGCGGGCGAGGCGGGCCAAGCTCGACGCTGACCGCGTGGTCACGCTGGCCGACCTCGGCCACGAGCCGGAGGCCAAGTCGCAAGACGAGCTAGTGCGCACCCTGTGGGGCAGAATCGAGACGAGATGATCATCACCGAGAAGGACTACCAGCGCGCCCGCGAGTACCTCGCCGACGGTCGATCGTGGGCCGAGATCGAGGCGCTGATCCCGGGCATCGACCTCAACAAGATCGACCACCCGAGCGAGGCGGACCAAGAGATCATCGCCCTGGGGGCGCGCTGCTCGCCCGCGTATCTGCGGGGGCGGTTGATGAAGATCGTCGACAAGGAAGGCACGCCGCTCGACTTGCAGGTGGACATCTTGCTGAAGATGTTGTCCAAGACCTGATGCCCACCAACCTCGACACCGTGATCAAAACCATCGAGGCCGCCGACAAGGCGGCCCGCGCCGCGAACTCCATTTCCGATCTCGCTCTTGGCGCGATCGGTCGCGGAGGTCCGAGGTGGCATCGTTGGCGAGCGCTGCGCCTGCGGCTTCGCGCGGCACGTCTCGAGGGCGCGGGTCACAAGGGCAAGGCGATCGCGCTGCGCATTCGTGCCGCACTGCACCTCGGATACGCGGGTGGATTGCCCGCGGAGATCTCCATGCTGCACGCCGGCATCGAGCCCGTCGCCGTCACCACGGGATGAAGTCGTCCGGCTCGTCGACGGGGAAGGGCAGCTCGGGCACGATGGCCGCCAGCGACGAGGCGTCGAGCCAGCCCGCCTCGAGCGCCCACGCCACCCGAGACTTCGTTCGGCGGCACAAGTCGAGCAGCGCCAAGCCGTCACGGTTGCTGGGCACCTGACGACGGCGAGCGAGCTGCGACCGGTAGAGGGCACGCGGACCGAGCACGATCGGCGGTCGGCTGCCCTTGCTTCGGTTGCACTGCATGCAGGCCGCGACGAGGTTGCGCGGGCTGAACTTGTCGCCACCCTGCGACATCGGGCGCACGTGGTCGAGCGTGAAGCCGTCGCGCTCCTGCTCGACCACCCAGCAATCGGCGTCGCAGTAGACGCAGCGCAGGCGATCTCGCAGGTAGATGGCGTTTCGGCGGCCGCGGTAGATCCAGTGCGCGCCGGTGTACGGCTGACCGTCCGGCCAGGTCCGGCGCATCAGGCAGCCGAGTCGGAGACCGGAGGTGTAGCAGCCACGAGTTCAGACAGTGAGATGCCGCATGCGCTGGCGATGCGCTCGAGAGTCGCCATGGTTGGCGTTGTCAGCCCGCGGATCGTCTCGGACAAGCGAGACGGCACGAGCCCCGCAGCTTCGGCCAGGGCCGAGCGATTGCCGTTGAAACGGCTTTTGACGAGCGCGTCGATGCGTTCGCCGAGCTCGCCGACCGCGGGCATCGGCGGTCGGCCAAGCGCATCGTTTCGCTCCTGCCGAGGGTCCGGCGCGCTCTTCTTGCCTCGCTTCTTCCCCCGCCTCTTCGCTCGTGTCTTCGTGTCGGCCATTCTTGCTCCGGTGGGTTCGCAGGGCCCGAAAATGGCCGCTTGAACTTCGATCGATCGAGTGCTCATATTGTCCGCGGAAGGCTAAATGTCAAGCCGCAGAACAGGGGCCCGGAGGCCCCGTGGCACTTGCGCGTCGAGATCGCGCTCGTGTAGTCTCTGCGTGTGAGCATTCCTGCAATCGTCGGGTCCGCCGGACTCTGCGACGCTGCCCCGGTGGTGCGCTGGTCGATGACCGACCGCGGCCTATGCGCACGCGTTCGCCCGACCTACGTGGGGACGCGCAAGTACATGACCGACGCCGGGGAAGTCACGGTGCTTCGGCGACCGGAGCAGGTGAACTCCCCGGGCCACCTCGCCACGCTCGAGCGGCTGGTCGGCACCCGCCGACACCCGTCGAAGGCTGGGCGGCGCGTGTTCCTGTCGACCACCGCCAAGCCCGGCACCGCCGCGCCGTGGGACCCGAGCGTCGAGCTCCAGCCGCACAAGGACTACTTCGTCGGCAACGTCGGCGACAAGATCGACATCGTGCACGTGCCCGGCATGGGCAAGGTGCCCGAGCTGACCTCGACCGTGTGCGATCCGCAGACGCTCGGCGACATCCGGAACGGGCTGCACGAGGTGAGCTACGGCTACGTCGGGTGGTTCCTGAAGGCCGAAGAAGTGCCCGTCGAAGGCGACGTGGTCGCGCCCGGCCAGTGGAAGAACCCCGAGACGGGCATGGTCGAGCGCTTCGATCTCGAGTGCCTGTGCGACCCGACCGACGCGCGCATCCCCGAGCCGCTGCGACCATTCATCGGTGGCAACCACCTGGCCTTCGCCGTGCCCACCGGGCGCGGCGGGCCCGATATCCGGCTGCTGCTCGACGACGACATCGAGGCCCTGGCCTCGCAGTCGGGCAAGCCGGTGCAGGCGTTCGCGCTGCTGCGCAAGGTCGACGAGAGCGGCGTGTCGGGCACCGGCATGGTCGCCGTCGTGATGACCTTCGAGGGCGGCCCGGCCGTCAGCATGTGGCTGACCCCAACTTCGAGCGGCGCTGTATATCCTGACCTCGACACCTTCAAAGAGGTGCACATGGGCAGCCACGCCGAAGGCGCGAACGAGCTGGTGCCGCTAACACTCGGTCAGCCCGTGCCCGACGATTCCACGCAGGGCGAGGAGCCCGACGACGAAGAGCAACCCACCGAGATCGAACTTGAGATCGAGCTCGGCAACGGCGCACCGCCACAAGGAGAAGACACGATGGAGAATGATCCGACCAAGCCCGGTAGCGGTGCCCCGAGTGACGCCCCGCCCGTCAACCCCAACGCGGCCCCGGCCGCCCCCACCGTCGAGAGCCTGAAGGCCCAGCTCGCGGCGAAGACCACCGAGTACGAGGGTCTGCTCGGCAAGTACAACGACCTGCTGAAGGAGAACAACGACCTGAAGACCCAGCTCGCCGCGGCGAACGAGGCCAAGGGCGGCGCGATGGCGAAGGCCGACGCGCTGATCGAGGAGCTCGCCCCGCACCGCGAGCGGACCCTCAACACCAAGCGCGCCGCGACGATCCGTGCCCTCGGTGCGATCGGGCCGCTCGCCGACAGCATCAACAAGGCGTCCGCGTCCGAGCTGCCGGGCATCGCCGTCGCGGCCTACTACGAGGCCAACCCCCACCTGCGCTCGGTGGTCGACGACATCGAGGGCAAGCTGAAGGACGGGGCCTACGTCTCGGCCCGCTTCGACAACATCCTCGAGCAGCACGCCGCGGCCGCGGCCGCCCGCCCCGCCGCCCTGAGCGACGACTTCCGGTCCGCGCTGCGGACCCCGGCCCCGCCGGCCGGCAACGACAACAAGCCGAAGAGCGGGCAGGCGCTCCTCGACAGCATGCAGAACGGGAACAACTGAGCCATGGTCGACATCTTCTCCACCAACGGGGCCATTCAGACCGACTACCTGCCGACCACGGATTTCCCGCCCCCGGGCGCGGCGTGGCGCGGCAGCCATGGCCAGGTCAACGAGCTCTTCGACAGCGCGTGCGGCGACATGCGCACCCTGGCGAAGGGCGTCTTCAAGATCACCAACACCGCGAACACCAACGCGGAGGCGTGGAAGGTCAACTACGACGGCGTGCTGATCCCGTTCACCACGGGCGCGAGCGCGGCGCTCACCATGGCGGCGCTCAACACGGCGTTGCTGACGGTGTTCGGACCCGACAAGGCGCTCGAGGAGGACGTGACCGGCATCGTGCTGTCCTCGCCAGACGTGACGATCAGCTTCGCCGACGGCACCACGCACACCATCTCGCTGGTCGCCCCCGGCGGCGCGGCCTCGACCTTCACCGCGGCGTACACCACGACCCCGTCGGCCCCGGTCGACCACCTGCCCGGCATGTGGGTCGCCATCGACGCGTCCGGCTACGATCCGCAGCTGGTCCGGGTGAAGCAGCCCGGCTCGGCCTCCGACGTGATCTACGGCCTGACCACCAACGAGTGCGTCCACCCCACCGGCGACACCCACCCCTCGCTCCCCGGCGGCTCCGCCGACGCGTGGCCGGCGGGTCGTCCGCTCACCGTGTGGCGCCGCGGCCAAGCCATCGGCCGCGCGAAGGGTGCCGTCGACAAGGCGTACATCGGCAAGCCGGTGTTCGCCGTGTTCAGCGGCAAGGACAAGGGCAAGTCGATGGTGTCGAGCGGCGGCACCTCGCAGGTCACGCGCGGCGATGTCGAGTACAACGGCACCGACAACGTCGGTCTGGCGGTCGACTCGCTGCCCAACCTGTTCGTCCCCTCCAACACCTCGGATGACCAGACCGCGATCGACCTCTCGGTCAAGTGGAACGGCTCGGCCGAGCACGCCGCGGTGGCCACCGCCACCTACGACAACGCCGGCCTGACCTCCTACATCGTCCTCACCTTCAAGGACTTCGCGGCCCACACCGTCGCCGCCTACTCGCCGGCCACCGCGGATGTCACCTCGATCACCAACACCACCGACGCGGTGGCCGCCATCGCCGTCCAGACCAACAGCACCTTCATGACGCCCGCCGCGGACGGCGAGGGCGTGGCCATCAACGTCACCCAGGGCTGAGCGCTCGCTCGAGGACACCACCAACCATGGAAACCCAGTTCAACAATCAGTCCCCGATGGCGGCGATCGCAGATGCGTGGGCGACCACGGGAGCCGCCATCGCGCGCGCTGCCGGCGTCGTCCGCGACGACGGGTCTCGCACCCACCTCACCTTCAGCGGTCGGCCGCTTACGCCGTCGATCGTCGACTCGCAGGACGGCGAGCTCATCACGCACGGCGTCTACAGCCGCGGCAAGCGCTGGCGCATGTCCGAGGACGTGACCTTCGGCAGCGACGTGGGCAACTCGCTCGCGGCGCTCCGGCGCGGCGACCTCGAGCGCTCGCGCAGCGCGATCGACACCGGCATCGATCTCACCAAGTACAAGTCGACCAGCGACCTGCGCAAGGCGCTCGATGGCCCCGACGGCGAGAAGGTCGCGCTGGCGCTCTGCCCCGCCGTGACCGACGACGCGCCCGGCCTGTTCCTCGTCAGCGAGCTGCTCGTGCACCTGCCCGAGATCGTCCGCGTCGAGCGCCAGATGCCGCTCGCCCGGCAGCTCCTCCCGATGAAGTTCCTGAACGCGCCCGGCGCGGACGGCTACGACTTCAACGTGATCGACGCCTACGGCGACGCGCAGTGGACCAGCAACTTCAACGGCACCCCGCCCATGGTCGGCACCGATCGCAAGATCATCCGCCGGCCGCTCGAGTACCTGTGGATGGGTGCGCAGTGGGGCCTGCGTGAGCTGTGGAACTGGCAGCAGGCCCGCTCCAATGGGCTGCGCCTGCCCGACTTCGCCACCGAGCGCCCCCGCGCCGCCCGCGAGGCGATCCTGCGCCAAGAGAACCTGTGGCTGATGTTCGGCGGGCCGACCGGCTCGAAGATCTACGGCGTGCTCTCGCCGGAGAACCAGATCCCGAAGACGAACTCGGCGCACTGGTCGACGCTGTCGGAGACCCAGAATCTCAAGCTGATCGCCGACAAGGTCGCCCTCATCTCGGCGACCGGCATCGAGGTTCCGACGCACATCTACATGGGTATCGCGCAGTACATCTACTACGCGACCACCATGTTCCCCGACACGCAGAAGTCGCTGCTCGCCATCCTGCTCGAGAACCTGAAGCCGCTCGGTATCCAGGAGATCGTGCAGGTCCCCGAGCTGAGCTACAACGCGGCGCTGAAGACCGCGCTGCTCGCCAAGAAGTACGACAACGAGACCGCCACCCGGTACGCGGGCGGCGTCGACGGCAAGGACGCGATGCTGATCCTGTCGCGCAACCCGGCCAAGATCGCCGGCATCGTCGGGCAGGACGTGAAGAGCCTCGCGCCCGAGGTCCGCTCGGCCGTCACCACCGTCACCCTCGTCATGTCGAGCGGCGGTGTCGAGGCGCGCTACCCCAACGCGCACCACATCGTGACCTTCAACGCCGCGCCCTGATTACTCCGACCACGCGGTCTTTCCTGGTCGTTGGGCCGTGCTGGTCGCCCGCTCTCTCCCGAGGGCGGGCGTTTTACTTTTAGTCGCGCGCGGTGCAAGATTCGGGCATGTGCGTGCCGATCTCCGACGTGAAGAACTGCTCGCTGACCGGAGCCTTCGACGCCCTGCCGGACAGCTCCTTCACGAAGGCGCTGGCGCTGGTGTGCCCGCTCTACGCAGCGCTCGGGCAAGACCCTGAGCAGAAGGTGCAATGGGCGAAGATCGTTGCCCTTCACGCCGCGCACATCCTCCACGAGGCGATCAAGTACGAGGGCGAGGGCGGCGCAGACGGGCCCGTCGCGTCGGAGTCGTTCACGCAGGTCGGCTCGCGCTCGTACGCCATCACACCCGAGCTGCCCGACGGATCGAACTGGTGGCAGTCGAGCCCCTACGGGCGGACGCTGCGGCGGTACTGGGTGGCGATGTTGACCGCGATGAGGGCGGTTGGATGAGCGACCGCAACTACTTCGACGACCTGGCCGATCGGCTCGACGCCATCAACGGCGTCGGCGTCGAGTACGGCATCGCTGACGAGGCGCACCCATCGGGGATGTCGGCGGCGGAGCTGGGGCGCATCCTGTACTACGGCACGAAGGACGGGCACATCCCGGCCCGCGACTATATCTCGGACGCTGTGCGCGAGGTCGACATGCAGAGCCCGGTTTTCTTCGGGCGCGTGCTGGCTGCCGCGTATGCGGGGCGCTCGCCGCTGCGTCACCTCGAAGACCTCGCCGACGTTGCGCAGCAGGCCCTCTACTCGTCGATGCAAAACTACTTCGCCGTGCCCAACGCCAAGGCCACGATCCGTCGCAAGGGCTTCAACGACCCGCTGATCCACTACGGCGACCTGCTCGGCGCGGTGACGGCAGAGGTGATGTGGGATGCCGGCGGCAACACCAGCGACGCGGAGGTGGACTGATGCGGCCGCCAGACATCGGCAAGAAACTCCTCGCGCGCTTCTCCTCGATCAAGGACGAAGACATCACGCTGATCCGCCACGGTGGATGGGTCAACACCGACGGCACCTTCAAGGAGCTGGAGCCCACCGAGGTGCCGTTCATCGTCGACGGGCTGCCGGCGCAGGGGCACTTCTTCTTCGGGCCCGTGCCCAGCAACATGACCGTCGACGCCGACATCACCGGCAACGAGATGAGCGACGCGAAGTGGTTGTGGTGCATGATCGCGGTGTCCCGCGGCCTGCATGATGTCGAGGCCGACGCGCGCGGGGCCGACAAGGTGCGCGACAACAAGACGGGCAAGGTGTACGAAGTGCGCAGCGTGCTCGACCCCCACCGCTCGCAGAGCGGCCTCTACGGCGCGCTGCTCACCCTAACGGAGTAGCGCGTGACCGACCTCTCGCAGCCCTTCGTTTTTCAGCACGTGCTCGATGGTCTGGGTCGCTGGGCCAAGCGCGCGACGGGTATCACCGTGGCGCACGGCGAGCAGGACATCACGAAGCCGGTGCCGCCCTACGTGGCGCTCGAGTGGATCGACGAGCTCGCGCAGGCATCGCCCAAGGTCGAGTACGAGATCGACGACGCGTGGACATCGGCGACCTTCACCGTCACCGCGGCGGCCGACGGCTGGTCGGCGCTCCGCATCAACCTCGCCCGGCCGCAGCTCAAGCGCGGTGCGTTCGAGGCCCTGACCGACTTCGCTGACCGGCTGGCCGCGGAGGCCCGCGCCTTCGTCACCGGCCGGCTGACGATCACCCGTGATGGTGACGCTGACATCGTGGTGACGGCGGTCGCGGCCGGCGACCTGTACGTAGCCGAGGTCATCGAGGGCGCGACGGTCGTCACGGCCGGCTCGGGCAACGCCCGCATCGTCGAGCGGCTGTATCGCGGGACCTTGCGCGTGTGGGTCATCGGCGCGGCAGCCACGTCAGGCGAGGCAGGGACCGCAGGTCTCGGGCTGACGACTGCCGAACTGCTCGCGGCGCTAATGGAAGGGCTCGATACGGCGTGGTGCCGCGAGCTCTTCGACAGCTTCACCATGCGGCGAACCGGCGAGCCGATGCTTGCGTCGGCACGTGGCCGGCGACGTGGCTCGAAGCGCGAGGGCAGGTCGTACTTCGATCTGCCGTTGGGGGTCACGGCCCGCTTCGCGCTGGCGGCCGAAGCCGTCGCTGATGTACCCTTCGCGCTGGCCTCGCTGGCGACGCCGGACGGCCCCACCACGTTTCAGAGCACGACCCCGACCGGCGACACCCTGGAGATTTGAGCATGGCCAACCCCGACCAGTACGCAGACTTCGTCGAGTTCAACGTTTCGATCGTGCCCGGGTCGCTCATCGGCGCCTCGCTGGCGCGCTGCTGCTTGATCTCGACCTTCGGCACGTCGACCGCGTTCCCGACGCGACGCAAGGTCTACAGCGGCACGGCGGAGCAGGTGCGCAAGGCTGTCTACGACGATGGGTTCGCGCTGACCAGCGTGCCGTACAAGCAGGTGTACGCGTTCACGAACAACGTGAAGCCGGTCAACGAGGTCGTTCTCGGACGCGCCGATGCGGGCGACGCGTCGCTGACAGCGTCGCTGACCGCCATTTTCGCCGAGGACGACACGCCCTTCGGGTTCTGCGTCGACACGCGCAACAAGGTGAGCCAGCTCGAAGCCTTCCAGTTCGCGCAGGCGAAGAAGAACAAGTGGTACCTGACCTACACCGCCGACGTGCTCGCGCTCGACGAAAACACTTTCGAGGGCACGCTGCCTTCGCAGATCGAGGCGCTCGACATCGAGTGGGGCATGTGCGTCTGGTACAACCCGACCACCGCTACCAAGTACGGCCCGGCCGTCGTGACCTCGAAGGCCGGTCCCTTCAAGGTGCCCCACAACGGCACGCTGAAGCTGCGGGTGGCCGGCGGGGGCGAGCAGACCTTCACCTTCCCCGGGGCCGCGGCGACGGTCACGGGCGGTAACACCGAGCCCTTCAACGTGGTCGCTGCGACCACGTTCAAGATCAAGATCAACGGCGGGTCCGAGCTGACCGTCACCTTCCCCGACAACATCGCGGCCGCCACCGCGGCGCAGGTCGCCGAGATCATCCAAAACGGTGTGTCGGGGATCGTGGCCGAGGACGACGGCAACGGCGCGGTCAAGCTCTCGACCACCAAGCGCGGCACCGGGGCCTCCATCGAGATCACGGCGTCGACGATCGCCACCCTGCTCGACCTGACCGTCGACACCTACGAGGGCACCGGCTTCGCCGCCGACGCCGACGCCGCGACGGGCACCGAGGTCGCGGCCAAGATTCAGGCGACGATCACGTCGGCCGCTGCGGCCGCCACTGGCGCGCGGTTCAAGATCACGTCGACGGCCTCGGGCGACACCGCCAAGATCCAGATCACCGGCGGCACGCTTGTCGACGAGTTCGGCCTCGAGCTCGGGCTGACCGCGGGCGTCGGCACGCAGGAGAACTACCTCGACTGCCAGCTGCTCGGCCGCATCGCCGGCTTCGACCTCGACGCGCCCGACGGCTCGGTCGGCTTCGACAACCAGACCGTGCCCCAGACCCCGGGCAACGTGCTCACCAACACCCAGCGCAAGGTGCTGTGGAGTCACTCCTGCAACACCTACGAGGCCGTCACCAACAACCGGCCCGGCGAGCTGCACCCCGGCGTCTGCCCGCGGGGCTTTGATGCCGACGTGGTCTGGTCGGCGTTCTGGTTCCGCGTCCGCGGCACCGAGCGCGTGAAGGCCATGCAAGACGCCATGGCCGATCAGGGGCTTCGCATCCCGTACGAGGAGAGCGGCATCGCCAAATACTCGCAGGTGCTCCGCGCGCTCATGCTGGACGGCGCGCGTAACGGGCATATCCAGGGCCCGGACCTTCAGCCGAAGGACCCGCTCGGTGTGCGCGTCAGCTACTTCGTCACGCCGACGATCGCCCAGCAGAAGCCCAGTGACCGCGCGCAGGGCATCATCTCCGGCTTCGACACGCTCCAGCTGTCGAGGGGGTCGGCGAAGAAGATCGTCGTCAACATGCAGGTTCAGACGCCGTGAGCGTCGTCGTCCACCGTCGCACGAGGTAACACGCCATGGCCAAGCCCCTCCCCATCGCCGACTACGACCCGTCGCGGGTCATTCAGACCATCGGAAACATCACCCCCACCGCGTACGGGCCCGACGCGCGTATCTCGGTGGGGCAGTCGACCGACGGCTACACGATCCAGCAAGGCCAGGACGGCCACGTCATCCGCGTCAAGCAGCGGGGCATCGTGTACCCGCTGTCGTTCTCGCTGATGAAGAGCGACCCGGCGAACGACCTGCTGACCGAGCTCTACCAGAAGGACTACGACGGCAGCACCGGCAGCGGGATCGTGAAGTACGAGCTCGCCGACAACAACGGCAACGCCCGGTGCAGCGCGGCCTACTGCTGGATCAACCGGCTGCCCGAGCTCACCTACTCGGCGAGCGGCGCGGAGGTGTACCAGTGGATGTGCACGCTGGTCAGCGCCGATCTTCAGACCCGCGCCCTCAAGTTCCTCACGTGATGAACCGTGAAGGATCTCGTCACGGTCGGCTTGTATGACCCCCAGCTCGTGATCGTCGAGCTGGGGCTGCTCTGCATTCTGCCCATCAACGGCCTGGCCAAGACCGAAGGTTCGATCAAGGTGCTCACCGAGCGGCGCTTCGCCACGCGGCGCGGCTGCGATGGCGAGGTCTGGCGCACGGCGATGCCCGGCCGGGGTGGCAAGCTCCAGCTGACCCTGATGCAGTCGAGCATCGACAACGACATCCTGACGATCAGCCGGCTCATCGATCAGGCCACCAACGCCATCGTCTCCCCGATCGCCATCATCGACGCCAACGGCAACGGCAACCGGGTGATGTGGGCGGAGCGAGCGTGGCAGGAAGGCCCGCCCGTCGAAATCAGTCTCGGCGCCTCACCGGGCCCGCTGCTCTTCGAGTTCCAACTCGACGGGCTCGAAGTCGTGTTAGGCTCCCTCCGTCGACCAGGACAGTTTTCATGACCACAACGACCACCGCTCCGAACACCACCCACGACTACCGGCCCGATGACGTGAAGCAGGCCGAGAAGCTCGCCGGCCCCGGCCCCTCCCGCGAGGTGCCGCCCGCCTTCGCCAAGCTCGGCTACGAGCTGCTCGCCACGCCGGGTTTCAACATCTCCGACGAGTTCTACATCTACCGCCCCCTCCGCGCGTGGGATGCGGCGCAGGCCGAAGTCGACAATCTCATCCGCATCACGGGCGGCGGCATCTACACCTTCGTCGAGAGCATCCGCGAGGCGCTGCGCGCCGTCACGTCGATGACCCCCGAGGACGGGCAGAGCGAGGCCGAGTTCAGCGCGCAGAGCGAGCTGATCTGGTCGAAGATGGTGATGTCGCGCTGGGCCGACTTCCTGCTGTCGGTCCCCAACTTCAACCCGGCCGAGTGGGCCACGCGCATGCTGAAGAAGTGCGAGGTCCGGCGCATCGCCAAGCCCGAGCATCACAGCAAGCCCGACACCGACCCGACCAAGGACTGCGCCGGCCTCATCTTCGAGTGCACCGGGTTCGGGCACGTCGACAGCTACTACCGCGGCCGGCGCTCGCACCTCGTACGCGTCGGCATCGCGGCGGGCTGGGGCTCGATCGGGGATTTTTTCGTCGAGTCCTGACACCTCGGCCGGGGGTTCAGCGCTCGAAGATCGAGGACATCGCGGCCAAGAGCGACGCCTTGCAGTCGCTTCCCCCGCCGCGGTTCTGCTCGCCGCTGCGGCTTCGGCTGGCGCGTCTCTGTCTCGACGACAAAGGGTATGCCTGTCCGGAGAAGATGAACGCGCTCCGCGAGCTGACGCTCGAGGAGGCGCTCTTGCTCGAGGACGTGGCGCATAGCCGTCAGCGCGAGGCGCTGGTGTTCACGGATGAGGTCCGCGCCGCGGCGCAGGTGGCGACGAAATGAACAGGGAGATCGTCAGCGAACTCGTCTCCGTCGCCAAGCTGGACACCACCGCGGCGACGAAGGAGGCGCGCGCGTGGGCGGATCGGCTGCGCGCGGTCGAGGCCGAGACGAAGAAGGTCACGGACGCGACGAAGACGGTCGGCAGCGCGACCGACAAGCTCCGTGCCGAGATGCTGCGCCTCCGCAAGGAAGAAGCGGCGGGCGTCATCGACAAGAAGACGCTGGCGGGTGAGACGAAGAAGCTTCGCATCGGGCTGACCGAACAGGCCGACGCGGCGAAGAAGCTGCGCGAGGAGACCAAGCGGCTGCGCGAGGAGGAGAAGGCCGCAGCTGCCGAGATGAAGGCGGCCGCCAAGATCGCGGCGGAGGTCGGCAAGGCGCGCATCAACGCCGCGAAGGAAGCGGCGAAGGCCGAGATCGCGGCAGCCCGCGAAAGCGCGAAGGCTCAGACCGCTGCGATCCGCGAGGTCGCCAAGGCGCAGCGCGAGGCGGACAAGGCCGCCCGCGAGGCCGAGCGCACGAGGGCTGCGCTGCCGCGGCTCGCCGCGCGCAACGACGCGATGGCGCACGCAGAGCGCAACAACTGGCGCAAGATGCAGGCCAGCGGCGAGCGCATCTCCGGCTTGCAGGATTCGCTAGCGGCGGGCGACCGGCGGTTGATGCAGCTGAATCGACCGTTCGGCGGGGTCCGGACGGCGATCGGTGACGGCTTCGGGGCCCTGCGCGCCCGCGTTCAGGGCATCGCCGACCAGCCGGGGCAGTTCGTCGGCGACGCGGCATCGAAGTTCGGCAGCGGCGCGAGCGGGCTCGTGCGCGCAGGGGCGGGTGCCGCGGCTGCCGGCGCGCTTGGGGTCGGCGGTGTGGTCGCCGGCATCGCCTCGAAGGGCGGCGATTTCGAGGCGCTGCGAGCCTCGCTTGAGACGGTCGAGGGCTCGGCCTCAAAGGCCGCATCGACTTTCAAGCTGATCCAGACCTTCGCCGCGCAGACCCCCTACGGGGTCGAGGAGACCACGAACTCGCTGTTGAAGTTGAAGGCGCGCGGGCTCGACGCCTCGCTGCCCTCGCTGAAGGCGTACGGCGACACGGCATCGGCCATGGGCAAGTCCATGGACCAGATGATCGAGGCTGTCACAGACGCCACGACAGGCGAGTTTGAGCGGCTCAAGGAGTTCGGGGTCAAGGCGAAGACCGAGGGCGACAACGTCAAGCTGACCTTCAAGGGCATCACGACGACGGTGTCGAAGGACGCGAAGTCGATCGAGGGCTATCTCGTCAACCTCGGCAAGACCCAGTTCGCGGGGGGCATGGAGCGGCAGAGCAAGACCCTGAAGGGCATGCTCTCCTCGCTCGGCGACAGCGTGTCGCAGCTCGCCGACACCGCGTTTCAGAACGGCCTCGGTGCGGCGCTGAAGGAGATCGTCGCGGACCTGACGGGCGCGACGGGCTCGGGCGAGGAGTTCGCCAAGGTTCTCGGGCAGACGCTCGGTACCGCGGTCAAGGGCGCGTACAAGTTCGTGAAGGACCTGATCGGCCCGGTCGAAGAGCTCCCTGGCAAGCTCGCTGGGGTCGCCGACGCGGTCGGCACGGTGGCCACCGTCGTCAAGGGGTTGATCGATGTGGGCGCCAAGATCGCGGGCACGCTCGGGCCCGGCAACACCGCGCTGATCGCTTTGGGCGCAGCGGCGACAGCGGCACTCGGTCCGATCGGCCTGCTGCTCGCCGCGGGCTATGGGCTCGGCAAAGCGTTCGGCGCGGCGCGCGACGCCATCGGCGGCACCACCAGCGCGGTCGAGGAGTTCAAGCGAAAGCAGCGCGAGCTCGAGGCGAGCGACCGTCAGAACATCGCTACCCGCCAGCAGCAAGAGAACGCCGACCGGCTGGCCGCGCGCAACGAGACCGAGAGCAAGAGCTTCGAGAGCGCGGAGGCCGTCACCAAGCGCTTCAAGCTGGCCCGGCTGCGACGCATGGGCAAGACCTACGGCGAGCTCTCGGACAAGGAACGCCGGCAGCTCGACAACGACGCGGCGATCGCCAGCTCGCAGGCCAGGCGCGCGGGGCGGGGGCGCGACAACGCAGGCGATGAGACCGGGCGCGCCATCGAGGGCATCGTCGGTGGCGAGGAGCGGGCGGCGGACAACGCAGAGATCGGGCGCCTGCGCGGGAAGAAGCGCAAGACTGGGTCGGAGAAGAAGCGCCTGAAAGAGCTCGAGAAGCAGTACGACCTCGAGACGGGGTCGACGGGCAAAAAGAAGAAGGACGACGCCTTCGACGAGGACCGGAAGAAGCACATCGACGAGCTGGTCGCCAAGGCCGAGCAGCGGGCCGGCGATGAGGCGCTGCTCGCCGGCAACGCTTCGGGGGCCAGCGCAGCCGCCCGCACGGCCGGCAAGGACACGCGAGCACGGCTGACCGAGATGGCGAAGAAGGGTGCGCTGCCCGGCGAGGTCGAGCGCGGGTTGCTGCGCGTCGCCGGCTTCGACGACGTGGAGAAGGCCCCGCCACCACCCATCATCATCACGAATCAGGACATCGACTTCACCGTCACGATCCCCTTGCAGGTCGCCATTCACACCGGCGAAAACCCCGAGAGCGTGGTCGACGACATCGCCGCCAAGCTCGAGGAGACCATGGAGCGCGACCTACTGCCGCGCGTCACCTCCATGATCGCCACCACCTTCCGCAGGTGATCCATGCCCGCCAAGCGCTGCACCGTCTCCCTGATCCCGACCAAGCCGACGAAGCTCATCCCCACCGGGGTGCTGACCTTCGACGGCACGACGCAGCGCGCGCGCCAGGTCGCGGGGCAGGTCATCGACCACCCCAAAGAGAGCGGCGAGGACGGGCTCGCGGACGATATCCAGTACGACCCCGAGACCTTGCAGATGACGGCGCACTTCACCGATCATCCCCTGTACTACGGGACAGGTTTCGCCGGATACCCGGGGCGCGCGGCTGATCTCGCCGAGAGTCTCTTCGACTTGCAGCGTGCGAAGGTGCCGATGTTCGTCATCGTGCCCGACAAGATCTACTTGTCGATGGTGATCGAGCAGCTTGGCGACTCGCGCACGGTCGAGACAGGCAGCGACAAGGATCTCGAGATCAGGTTCAAGCACGTCGACATCGGAGACCTGACACTGGTGCCGGCACTCGTTGACGCCCAGACGCAGGCGCTCGGCGACGCTTCGCCGCAGGACATCGGCTACCTTCCGTGAACCCATGGCCACCACGACCGTCACCACCGAGCTCGTCATCCGCCGACCTGTGGGCGACTATCGGGCATTTGAGCGGCCCGCGACCTTGAGCGACCAGCGCTACCGGCTGCTCTTCGAGCCGAGCGGGCGCGGTGTCGGTTGCTGGTACCTCACGATCTTCGACGTGCTCGGCACGCTGCTCGCGGCCTCGATCAGGCTCGTGCCCACCACGGACCTGCTTCGAGTGCTGCGGGCTCGTGTGCCCGACCTGCCGACGGGTCGGCTTCGACTCGAGGCCACACGAGACCCTGAGCTCGGCGACCTTGCGACCGACAACGTGCACCTGTACTACGACGAGGAGATCGCGGCGTAGGTGCTGTCGGCGTTTCAAAAGTTCGGGCGCTCGATGCGGATCTACTTGCAGACCCGCGACGGCCTCGTGCAGCTCGTGAACTGGCAGTCGGGCCAGGCCACCGGGCTCGGCCTATCGCTGCACTGCTCGTTCGTGGTGCGACGCTCGGTGAACCCGGAGCCGCATCGCTGCACGCTCTCGATCCTCGGCCTGTCCAAGCGGCGCCGCGAGCAGATCCTCAAGGCGTACGACGAGGCGGAGGAAATGTCGTGGACCATGCGCTCGGCCTTGAAGGCGGGCCGCATCCGCGTCGACGCCGGCTACGGCGACGATGTGGCGACGCTGTTCGTCGGCGACATCGCGCCCGACGGTGTCACAAGCGACTGGGTGGGGCCGGGGCACGTGATGAAGATCGAGGCGCTCGACGGGCGCATCGCGTGGAAGGGGCGCTTCGTCAACAAGGCCAGCTCGAAGGGCGTCGACATCAAGACCATCCGGCAGGTGATCGCGGCGAGCGGCGACTACATGGCCGGCAAGGACGCGAAGTTTGTCTTCGAGAAGAACTTTCCGGGCCTCGTGAAGAAGAAGGTCGGCTTCCCCGGCTACGAGAGCGGCTACGCGATCTTCGGCGAGAGCCGCAAGCACAACCGCCAGCTGTGCGCGGAGCTCGGCATCCGTCCGTTCTTCCAAGACGGCGAGGTGCGGTACATGTCCGACGACGCCGCGCTGCTCGACAAGGCCGTGGTGCTGTCGCAGGAGAAGGGCGGCGTGCTGCTGCGCGCGTCGCCGACAGGGCTCGGGCGCTACTCGGCGCGCACGCTGATGGAGCATCGGCTGCGGCCAGGTCGGCAGGTCATCCTGCGCGATCGCTACGGGATCATCATCGGGCCGGGCCTCTACCGCGTCGAGAGCATGGTCGCGGCGGGCGGCAACCGGGTGCGCGACTACAACGTCGACGTGGACCTGACGCCGACAAAGCTGGGGGGTGGGGCGTGAGCGCGAAGCGACAGTCGCTCGTCGACTTCTTCGAGGGCCTGAAGCGCGATGTGGGGCTCGAGCTGCGCGTGTGCATGCCGGCGCACGTCATCGAGTACATCCCGCCGCAGGCCGGACTGCGGCCGACCCCGCCGCGAGTTCGCGTCCGCATCGAGCTGAAGTACGCCCGCGAGTGCCGCAAGGGCGACCAGACCCCAAACGAGACCTTCATCCCCAACGCTAACGTGAAGCTGCCCGGCGAGGCCGTGGGCGAGTACGCCGACGGGAGCTTGCTGGTGCCCGTGCACTTCCCCGGCCCGTGGGGGATGTGGTCCTGCGGGCCGCTGCTGGTCGGCGAACAGGGCAAGCTGGTGTGGTGCGACCGCTCGATCGACTCGTGGCAGATCGACGGCGGCGACGTGCCTGTTGATCCCGTCTTCGGGCACACCCACGGCGGGGGCATCGACGGCGGGCCGATGAACGACGCGTGGTTTGAACCCGGCGTGCGGTCGGGCAAGGGCCTCGCCGGCATGGTCACGTCGACGATCCCCACGGACGCCTGGCGCATCGGCACCGCCGACGGTGCGGCCGGCATGACGATCAACTCGCTCACCAACGAGCTGCCCCTCAACATGCAGGTCTCGACCTCGGGGCAACAGCTCACGCTCGATGCCGCGAAAGTTGTTCTGGTGGGGGCAGGGGCGACAAGTTTCGGAGCGCTCGCCAACCTCGTCACCGCCAAGTTCAACGCGCTCAAAGCCGCGGTCTCCGGCGCAGGAGTCGTCGCAGGCGACGGTGGGGCGGCCTTCAAGGCGAACCTGATGACCGCGCTCAACGCCATCGACTTCGCTGCCATCGCTGCAAGCAAGGCGAAACTCGAGTAGGATCCGCCCGTGCTGTCCACCCTCGCACAGACCCCAGACGGCGACCTGCTCGTCACGACCAAGGGCCCGCTGATGGTCTACGGGGCGGAGGCCGTCGCTGTGTTGGCGCAGAACAACCTGCGCCAGCAGCCCGGCGAAGATTTCCTACTGCCGCTGCGAGGGCACGACTACCCGAACCTGCTCGGCAAGGGCGCCAACGCGACCGCCATCCGTGCCGACATCGCCGACGCCATGGGCACGGTGTCGGGCGTCGAGCAGGTGCTCGGCTGCGTGGTGACGATCGTCAAAGAGAAGGTGAACGTCGACCTGACGCTCTCCACGCTCGAGGCCCAAACCCAGTTCTCGATCCAGGTGTGACCCATGGCCGACTACTCCCTGACCGATTCCGGCCTCACCGTGCCCACCATGGTCGAGTTGCTGAAGGCGCTCGACAACGACTTCATCGAGCCGGACAACTTCGGCAACGAGGTCGACCTGACCCCCGACTCGCCGCTCTACAAAATCTCGCGGCCGATCGCGCGTCAGCTCGCCCTGTGCTGGCAGGGCCTCCGCGATTGGTCCGCGCAGCTCGACTCGCAGACGGCCTTCGGGCAGGGCCTCGACTACCTCGGCTCGCTCATCGGCGTTACGCGCATCGCCGCGACGAGGTCGACGCTGGTCGGGCGCGCGGTCGGTGCCCCCGGCGAGAACGTCAACGCGCTGTCGATCCTGCGCTACACGCCAGGCGCCTCGCTGTGGCAGGTCATCGAGACGCAGGTCATCGGCGCGGGTGGCTTCGTCGATGTCGAGATCGAGGCGCTGGAGTTCGGACCCGTCGATGCGCCGCAGGCCGTGGCGGCCGATTGGGAGATCGTCACCGGGCAGACGCCGGGCTGGTACACCTTCGAGTCGACCTCGCAGGCCACCCTGGGGCAGCCGGCAGAATCGGACGTGGACTACCGCGCGAGGTTGGCGGAGGCGTCGCGCGGCCTCGCCACTTACGACGCGATCGTCCGCGAGCTCCGAGCCGTCGACAACGTCGCCGCGGTGTACCTGTACATCAACCTCGGGCTGGCCTACGACCCCATCAAAAAGCTCTTCGGCAAGCAGATGCGACCGGTGGTGCAGGGTGGGAGCAAGACGAACATCATCGCTGCGCTGCACCGGTCCGTCGGCGCGCCCGTCGAGACCGTCGGCGCGGTGGCGGGCACGTACAACCCGGGCAACGGCCAGATCCTCGACTACGCCTTCGACCGGTTGGCGCGGCGTCGCGGCTACCTGAAGATCACGATCACAGGGGGCAACCCCCAGATCCCGCTGCCGACCAACGCCGCCGCGCTCGCGCTGGCTGCGACGGCGACCGTGGTGCCCCAGGGCGGGCAGCCCTTCTCGCCCTATATCTACGGGCAGGCCGCCGTCGAGGTGCTGCCGAAGGGCAGCGTGACTAAGATGAAGGCGGAGGGCCGTCTCGACCCCGGCGACCCGTGGGAAGAAGACGCGCTCGTGCTCGAGCTGAATGAGATCATCGACATCTCGACGGAGCCGACTGTCGCGGTCGCTACCGCGGTCGAGGAGGACGACATCTCCATTGGGATCGGCGACGACTTCAACTACACCATCAACGGGGGCGCGCCGCAATCGTACGTGTTCGTCGCGGCCACGACCTCGAGCGCGACGGCGGCAGCGGCCATCAACGCGGCGGCGAGCGAGCCGGTTGTCATCGGCTCGATCGATGGTCGCGTCGTCATGCGCACCGTGCTGAAGGGCTCGGCGGCGTCGATCCAGATCGATGCGGGTGTGGCCTCCTCATACTTGTTCGCGGGCGAGCCGCTCTTTGAGGGCTCGGACGGCGACGTGGAGATCGTGATCCTGTGAGGCTCACCTACTACGACCACGAAGAGGAGATTCTTGCGCGGCTGCCTCCGCGACTGCGTACGGGCAACTACGCCAAGATTCTACGCATCTTCGCGCGGCACCTGAACGACTACGAGGCCGCGCTCGACGAGCTCGCGCGCGGTTACTCGCTGATCTCGTCGACGACGCCGCTCTTCGTCATGTTCATCATCGCCCGGCGCTTCGGGTTGACGCTCCCGCCGGGCTTCACGAAGGACGATTACCGCGTCTTCATACGGGCGCAGGCTGCGGCGCTGTTGTCCTCGGGGACATGGCCGCAGGTACAGCTCGTCGCCGACCTGCTGCGGCCCGACGGCACCCCATCGCGCGCGCGCGTGCAGCGGCTACCACCCGACCACCTGCAAGTCGAAATCCCGGGGCTGCCCGACAGCTACGCGACGATCGCCAAACAGATCATCCGGCAGGCCATCCGCGCACAGGACAGCTTCGACCTCGTGTCGTACCCCGGCAACGCCTTCACCTTCGACTTCGGGCCTGGCTTCGATGTAGGCCAGCTCGCCAAAATGCTGTAGGAGTTCACCATGTCCGGTTCCGATCTTCGTCCACTGTCCTACGGCTGGGTCGACAAGAACAACGCCAACAGCTACGCGCTCACCCCCGAGCTGCCGGAGGCGACGAACGGCTACAACGACGGCCAGATCCCTCCGGCCAAGAAGTACAACCACACGATGCAGCGGCACGCGGGGTGGATCGCGCACCTCGACGCGGTCGCCATGCGCAGCGACCAGCTGTGCGGTGACACCTCGGTCAGCCGCCTGTCGCAGTACGGGTTTCGCTTCCTCACTGGCGCGGGGCTCTCGCAGAGCGTTCCCGACAACAGCACCTACATCATCGACGGCTTCATCGTCGACCTCGCGCTGACACGCCTCGGCATCGAGGGCTACTCGCCCTTCCTGTTCACCGCGACGAAGTGGACGCACTGGTATATCAGCAAGGACGGGGTTTCGTTCGCGGTCGTCAACATCGGCGTCGCGGCATCGCCCCCGGGCGGGTCGTATCACCTCGGCACGGTGGTCACGAACGGCACCGACGTGACGAGCTGGGTGGCCGGCAATGCGATCTTCGCGGATCGCCAGGTCAATCTTCAGCCGAATGTCGGGATCACGGGGTCGCTCGTCGTCGAGAGCACGATGACGATCAACGACTCCTCGGTGCTGAACGGTGATCTGACCGTCAACAACACGTCGACTTTCAACGGCACTTCCGAGTGGTCGGTCAACAGCGCCTCGCCTGCGATCACGCTCGCCAACGCCGGCACGGGCGGCGGCATCTCGTACTACAGCAGCTCCAACGGCCCACAGCCGATGGTCGATTTGGTGAAGACCAACAGCCACGACGGCACGGTGCTCAAGCTCACCGCCGCGGATGGAGCGACTTCGCGTGCGCTGTGGATCCTGGGTGGCAACGGCGACTCCGCGGCGTATGTTGCGGCCGGTGCTGGGCAGCTCGGGCTCGAGCTTCAGGGCGCGTCGACGGGCACCTACGCGGCGCGCTTCCGGGGCGGGGCCGGGCAGAGCTACGTCGCCTACTTCGAGGCGGGCTCGGGCGGTGTAGGGGGCAACGCTGGCGGCGCGCTGATGGATGGCATCGGCACGGGTGCGGGCGCATACGTTCGCGGTGGCGACAGCGCGGGCGCGTATGCACTTCAAGCGCTCGCGCGCAACAGCACCGCGCAGGGTGCCGTGTTCGCCCAGACGCACTCGACCGCGACGACGGCGTCGCGCGCCGGCTACTTCCAAGGGCGCGACTCGGCGGCGGGTCTTGAGGCCGTCTCTGCGGGCTACTACGCCGCGATCCTCACCCCCAAGAATGCGGCGCCTACCTACGGCGCGCTTCGGATGCTCCCGCAAGCCGTGGCGCCCACGCAGGCGTTTGATGGCGACCTCACCTGTATCACCAGTCCGGTCAACGGATGGGCACAGGGCAACAACACCGAGGGCATTTATCACCCCCTGTGGGCCTCTCGCGGAGGTTACGTCTACGGCGCGCAGTACAATCAGAATGCGCAGAGCACTGGTGCATACGCCACGGTATGTACGGTCACGCTCGCCATCCCGCGAGCCCCTAAGGTCGCTGGAGAGCCGATCCGGTGTCGGGCCACGCTGCGCTTTCGCTGCAACGCGGCTGGCACGCCCACGGGTGTCAACGTTCGTATCCGCGACACCACGGCCGGGGTGAACGTCATCGAGTACACGGGCGCGGGATTTGCCACGACCAACGGCTTTTATCTCGCGGCTACAACGGTCAACTGGGAATCCAGCACCGTGACCATCGAGATGGACTACACGCCCCCCGCCACTGGCGCGCGTACGTTCACGCTCGATATCCAGCGGCAGGGGGCAATCACCGTCACGGGTCAGGGCTCGCTGGTGATCTTCGGCATTTAGAACTCGTCCGACTCCGAGGTCGGCGTGTTCTCGTGGTCGACGCCCGTGTCGCCGCTGCCGCTGGTCGATCCGCTGGTGCTGGATCCGCCGCTCGTCTCCCCGCCAGCCTCGCCGCTGCCACCCGTCATGCCGCTGGCGAAATCGTCGCACGCACACGTATCTTGCAAGCCGGCGCAGTCGGCCGGATCACCCGACGGAGCCACTTGCGCGCAGGTGGACTCGAGGAGATAGCAGACGGCGTAGGTGCTCACCTCGGGCGCGACGCACCAGTCGTGAAGGATCTTGCAGTGGTCCACGCCGGGCGGGTTCTGCGTCGACAGGTCGAGCCCAACATCAACGCGGCAGAAGGTGTCGAGCAGCGCGCAGAATGACTCGTCGGTCGCCCTGCACACGCACGCGGTGTCGTTGGGGAGGCCGTCGCACGGGCCTCCCATGATGACGCCGGTGGTCGGAGTGGTCGTGTCCGTACCTATATCGCCCGACGTGCTGGAGGAGTCGCTACCGACGGAGAGATCCACGTCGGTGGTCGAGGTCGTCTGGTCGTTGCGCAGGCAGGCAGCGAGAACGAGGAGCGGGAGAAGAAGGGACAGGTGGCGGGTCACAGGCCCTCCCACACGCAGCGATCGAGGAAGCACAGCGCCCCGGTGGGGCAGTCGTTGTCCGACGCGCACGGCAGCTCGCAGGGGACGGGGCGCAGTGGGTCGGTGGCCGATTGGCACGCCGACTTGGCGAAGGGCTCGCCGCAGCTGTCGAGCGCCTCGGGGCAGGTGCCGTCGTTGCCCTCGCCCCAGCACGTCGTCAGGCAGATGGTGCCCTTGGGGAACTGCGGGTCGGGATCGTCCGCGACCTGGCAGATCAATCCCTCGTCGCATTCGTGCTTCTGACCCTTGCACGGCCCGTAGAGCTCGCCCGGCTTGGGCTTGCTGCCGGCGAAGCAGACGTTGGTGGTCGAGCCATCCGAGCTGCCACTGCCGCTGGTATCGGCCGGGCATTCATCGGGCGGGCAGCCCGTCGTTTCGACACTCGACGAACTCGAGGCGTCGAGCCCGGTCGTCGGCGCGCCAGTTTCGGAGGCGCTGTCGGTTTCGACAGCAAAAGTCGACGATGAAGTCGACTCGGATCTACCCGGATCGTCGGGCATCGTCTCGCACGCGAGAGTGAAAATGAGGGTGAAGCTGATCGCCAACTGGTCGTTGATGCGCATGGTACTTTCAGAGAGCGGTACGTCGTTCCGCACCTTTCCACTCTCTTCTGGGGTAGTGCCAAGCGCAAGATGGTCGATCAATAACCACGTCGTGCGCCCGCGCATATTCGTGCGATAACGCAGACGGGCGCGGCAGGCGACACGAGGAGATCTACTCGTGCGCTAAATGAATCGCAGTGTCAGCGAAAGAAGAATGGCAATCAGCAATGTGACGCCTGCAAGCCACAACGGCCGCTGACGTGGGGGTGTGCGAGCCGCATATGCGAGCGTCGCCAGGACAAGTGCGCGGGACATCACGGGGAAGGATTGGGTGGACATCGGTCGAGTTCCTTTCGGATCGTGCTCATGGCCTCCGGATTCCTCTCTAGGATCGCACGCAGCAGGATGGTCGCGTCCTGTGCGTTCTTCGGTGATAGCTCGAGGTCGTTGCCGAGCCTGGCGAGCTCGCGCCGCCACATGATGAAGTCGCGCAGATCGTATCCCCCGGAGGCCAGGGCTACGACGAAGAGCGATCCGAAGACAAGGTGCGCATGCACCGGCAGCTGCTTGCCCGTGACCTGCTCGCTGTAGATCCACAGCGCGCCGACGCCACCGGCGACGACGAACCAGATCAAGCGGAGCACGAGCTGCAACACCGGACGAGGCTCCACTCCGGCGGCAAGCTCGTCAAGTCTGAGGTAGGCTCCGGTCTCATGTCGCCTCGCAACACGCCTGCCTCCCCCAGCCCCCAATCCGTCACTCGCCGACATCGCCGCTACCTCGCCTTCGGGTCGGTGCTGCTGGTGTTGCTCGTCGTGGCTGTCGTCGTGCTCGCCAAGAAGTGCCCCGAGGAGCCGGTGCCGGTCGACTCGCCGCTGCCTTCAACAACGGGGGCGTCGGGCCTCGGTGGTCCGGAAGTCCTCAAGACGCCCGACTCGAAGAGCGCGCGCACCTCGGACCTGCGGTAGCGCGGACGGTTGCCCACCACGATCCACGTCAGCTTGCCCGGCTCGGCCTTGTCGACGCCAGGCTCCGCCGTCCTGTGCTTCTCCAGCGTCCGCTTGGAGGCCGAGAACTCGTCGGCGACCTCCTCCGCGAAGAGCCACTTCTCGTAGGGCTGGTCGCCCGACGCGTCGTCCGCAGCGGGGTCGACACCGGGGTCGGGCGCGTTGGGGGTCTCGGTCGCGGCGGGCTTGTCCTTGAAGACCAGCGGCATGATATCCGCGATCTCGGGCACCACCGCGCCGAAGAACGCGCGGAGGGCTTCGGGGGGCGGGTTGCCGCCGTAGAGCTCGACGAGCGTGTTGGTGATGGCCTGCACGATGCCGACCGGCAACTGCTCCCGCTTCTCGATCGGCGCGTCATTGCGCAACCGGAACTCGGGCAGCATGTCGAGCGCGTTGTCGCGGAACAGACCCTCGCGCACTTCCGTGCGGTCGAGAAGATCTGCCTTCTTCAGCTCGATCGCCCCCGTGTAGACGAGGTTGCGAACCTCGGCCAGCTCCTTCGCCGTCAGCACACGCAGCGGCGCGAACTTGATCCCCCACTGCTCGGGCGCTACCTCGATCCCCTCGGGGCCTTCCTCGCTGACCATCAGCACCTCGTTGATGCGCCGGAGCGGCCGCTCGATCTGAAGCTTCTGCACCACGCGCACGGTGTCGTAGTAGTGCCGGATCACTTCCTCGCCGGAGGAGAAGCCCGCGGGGTCTTGCCCGAGCAGAATCATCGCGGGGTAGCCGGTCCACGCGAGCAGCGAAGTAGCCGAGCGGTCGATGAGGTCGGCGAGGCCCGCGGCCGAGCCCGAGCCCTGGTAGCGGAACTCCTCGTTGTTCTTGTCGACGATGACCGCGCCGAGCTTCTGCAAGCCCTTGTGCTGAATGGCGATGCGGTTGATCGCGGCGGTCTCGTTGCTGGTGATCTTCTCGATCCATCCGGCGATGGAGTACACCGCGATCGAAAACACGTTGGCAGCTCGCCGACCGCTGCGCGCGTTGGCGAAGTAATCCTCGAGCGCCTGCGCGACCTCGTCGAGACGCGAGTGCCCATCCTCGGTGTTGAAGCGGAGCACGCGCGTGTAGTGGACGCGAGCGCTCTGCGGCGTCCGCTCGGCGCGCTCGAGCGAGATGAGGTCGGGCCGCGTGAAGTCGGGGATGTCGTAATACTCGGGCAGCCCGAAGTTGTTGGTGTCGTGCCCGGAGAGCGGGCCGGGGTTGTACTCGTTCTTGTGGAAGACCTTGAGCCACAGCAGCTTGTTGATCTTCCCCATGTCGAGCGGCTGCGCGAAGAGGCTGTCCTCGTCGCGGCCGGTCGCCGAGCTGCCCGCCGACGCACCCGTCTCTTGCGTGGCGTCCGCCCGCTTCAGCCCGTCGTCGATGCCCATGACGATGATGGCCTCGCCCCACTGCTCCGACTTGAAGAGCGCCCGGTAGAGGGCGGCCTGGGTCCCGAGGTTCTGGTGAAGGGTGTCCATCCGCGCCGCGGCCTTGGCGGCTTCGTCGGGGTCGAGCGTGGGGAAGCGCACCGTCCAGCCTTCGCGGGTCGCATCGAGGGCGCGCAGGGCGAGAATACGGCGGGCGAGGCCGGTCCGGCCCAGCATCTCGATCACGAGGTCGCCGTACCCGGTGCGTGGCTGCCACCCGCCTTCGAGCACGTCCTTCACGTGCTCCTGGCCCTCGAAGAACTTGCCGGTGAACAGCTCGCCGAAACTGTCCGTGACCATGCGCAGGATGCCGTGCCTTGCGTTTGGCGCCGCGGCAGGGGCATCGATCGGCGTCGAGCCCGTGTCCGAAACCGCGGTAGGTGCAGGGGCGGCGGTGGTCACTTCATCGACAAGCCCGAAGGCTCGGCCGACGCGGGAGAGGAGGTTGTCGAAGAGCGGCACAGCGCCCCCAGCGTACACGCGGACGCGGCCAAGCGTCAGCCCCACGAACCGAAGTTCATGCTCCCGAGCTTGTCCCACGCGGCCCCGTCGCCGGCCGCATCCTCGGCCCAGTTGAGGAGCTGGGCCGTCTCGTCGGGTCGGTCATCTCGAGCGACTCGGCCCGCGCCGGCCATCTCCGACAGGTAGCCCATCTTGTCGCCGCTGGCGACCTCCTCGGGGGCAGCGCCGGGGGCATCGTGCACCCACGACCACGTGATACGTGGATCGGCGGTGCTTTCGTCGGTGGGGCGCAGCGGAAGGTGAACACCGCCGGTGCGGATCGGGGTCTCGGCGAGGTCCCAACAGTCGCCCTTGGAGTCGTTCTTGTCGAGGAAGTGCAGCGTGCGCCCGCGAAAGTCGGGGTGGTTGATGAAGTCGCGGTCCTCCGCGAGCGAGCCACCGTGCGCCTTGCGCTCGATCAAGATGTCGCGGGCCTCGGGCCAGCGACGCGCGTAGGAGCGGATCAAGTCCTTCAAGTCGCTGTACCCGGGGCGTTCGCGGAACTCATCCATCCGGTACGACAGCCAGCGCAGGCGGCTGTCCGCCGGGGGCTTCTTTAGCCCCCACACGCCGCCGCAGGCGAACGAGTTGCCGCGCTCCTTGCCGTTGGGGTCGATCGAGATGATCACCTTCGACATCGAGGACACGGGCGTATCCGACGGGTCGAAGCCGCGAAACCACTCTTTCGGGAAGCGGTTGATCGCCTCGCCGCTGGGGGCGAGGTCGCAGAGCGCCGCGTAGTCGCGCAGCGTCGAGCCGAGGAACTTCTTATCGTGCTCCTCCTGCGTGTCGCGCACGAGGTCGAGACCTTCGCCAGGCGCTCGCGGATCGTAGGGGCGACATGCCCCGCCGGACAGGATGGCGGCGTTGAGCGCTTCCCACGAGATGCCGAGCAGACGCGCGAGCCCCCGCTGCGCCGGCTTGCTCCCGAGCAGCTTCGACCGCTCTTCGGGATAGTCGCCATTTTGCGCCGGCCTCGACACGCGGTCGCCGACCGGTGGGCCCCCGCGCTGCTTCAGCGGGAACTTCAGCACGAGGTACGGATCGCCCTCGAGGTCCCACCTCGATATGATGTACTCGCGGATATCGTCGGGGGTCCACGGCGTGAATGCCAGCACCTCGCACGAGCGCGAGGACTGCTGTCGCATGCGGAAGACGGACCCGTAGAAGTTGCGCAGCTTCGCGTTCCACCCGGCGTTCAGGGCCCCCGCCTCGCCATCCCACCCCTTGTAGGGGTCATCGAGGATGCCGATATCGTAGGGGAAGCCGTTGACTTGCCCGCGCACCGATCGGGCGCGGAAGAACCCCCCGCCGCGAATCCACTGACCTGTGCCGACGCCCACCAGTTTCATCGTGTCGATGTGGTGGATCGTGTCGCCGACGTTGTCGTCGACCTCGGGGGCATCGGCCCGCTTGCGGCCCTTGATCGGCTTCGGCTTGCCGAGACGGACCCGCGGGAACGCCTGCGCGAAGCCGTCGGAGTCGCCGATCGTCTTCACGTAGCGCGAGGCCATCGAGATGAAGTCGTTGCCGTAGCCGCAGTCCTGCACGCGCATCGACGCGTCCTGACCCATCGCTTCGCAGGCCATCAGCGCGGTGTGCAGCGTCTTGCCCTTCTGCGTGGGCAGCTCGACGACGAGCCGGCGGATACCGTCCGAGAAGCCGCGGGCGTGACGCACGACGAGATCCATCGCGTCGCCCATGACGCGCGAACCGAACCAGGTTTCGGCGTAGCCGTCGATGGCGATTCGCGCGAGCGCGCGAAGCTTCCTGCGCGCAAGCGAAACCTCGCTATTCCAGTCGTCGCTCACGCGTTTTAGGGTAGCTTGGCGAAGATGGCGATGCCGCCCGTGGTGCCCGCGGCGGGCACGAAGGGGTTGGGCACCGTCGCCGCGGAGGCCGCGTAGCTGTAGCCGCTGTTGTTGCCGGTGGGGCTGTCCGTGCCGGCGTCGAGGCCGGCGTGCGTCACGAGGACCGGCGAGGTGTTGGCGGTGCCCGTCCACGCGCAACCGATGAAGTATTCGCCCGCCGGCATCACCAGCCCCGGTGTGTCGAGAACCAGCGTGCCGGGCGCGGCGGTGAGGTCGAGGGTGCCGAGCGCCGACCAGTCGGCGAGCTGGGCGGCTGGGCGGCCGTTGCTGCCGCGCGCCCAGATGCCGAAGCGCATCACCCCGGTGCCGTTGGCGGCGGCGACCGTGGTGATGACCCCGATACCGGCGATGGTCCACGGCGTCGCCATGTGGGTCAGCTTGCAGCGCCACGTGTCCTTGACCAGCGTGGCGGTGCCGGACTGTCCGCCCCAGGGCCGACCGGACAGCAGCACGATGTTGCCCGAGGTCGACGGACGGGTGTCGCGGGGTACCGCGGCGTCAGCGGTGAGCTTGACGGCGGCGAGGCCGGTGGTGAGCCGGTCGACGGTGTTGGGATTCCAGCGTGGCATTTAGACCTCGCTCCAGTAGATGTCGACGGCGGTGGCGTCGCCCCCGAGCGCGTTGCCGGCGATGCGCATCGTGATGAGGCGCGACCTGCTCACGTCGTAGGTGAGCCCCTCGCCGACCTCGACGGCGAGGTCGATGCTCGCGCTCCTGATCAGGTTGGTGTCGGTGGTCTCGCCGTCGGTGTCGACGATGCTGGCGATGTCGATCAGCTGCAAGTCGACGGTGCCCGTCGAGACCGTCTCGTCGACCTTGCGTGGCACGAAGGTGATCGCGATCTTGTTCATGCGGCTCACGTCGACGCAGATCGAAGCGAGCGGGGTCGCCTGCGTCTTGGCGTAGTCCGCCTCGGGCAGGTCGGCGACGAGTATGCGCCGGAGTTTGGTGGGGAGTGGACCGCGGTACGCCATGCCCCGAGGGTAGCAGCTTCGCGCCTTACTTGTCCCACCGGAAGGATGGCTTCGACCCCTCGGTCTTCACGTGCACGTCCGGCACCATCTGCCGCATCCCCAGCACCATGAGCCGGTCGAGTTCGGCGTCGGCTGCTGCGGCGCGGTCGGCCACGACCTCGACCAAGAACGCGTCGTGCTCGAAGACCAGCGGGAAACAACCGTAGAGGGGCGAGGTCGGATCGGTCAGACACGCCTGCCAGATCAAGAACAGGGCGTTCAAGGCCCCGTCGGCAGCGAGCCCCTGAAAGCGCGTGTTGGCGTTCTGCGTGAAGCTGCACCCGCCGCGCACACGGCCGCTGCCGATCTGCACCACGGGCAGGTCGAGCGCCTGCTGCTGCCCGATGTACGCGAACCACTCGGGCATCTCGGGGAACGCGGTGAACCACGCGCGCTTGGCCTTCTTCGCCAGGTCGATCGTCAGCCGGACGCGGACGCGCTGCCACACGTACTGCACGAAGGTCTCGGCCCCCATGCCGCCGAGCAGGCCGAAGTTCATGACCTTGCACAGCTTGCGCGTCTCGTGCGCGTGCTTCTCCAGCTCGTTCGGCGCCTGGCCGCGCTTCTTCTTCTGCTCGTAGGTGAAGCGCAGCTCGAGCAGCTGCCAGTAGTTGAGCTCGGGATCCTCGGGGTAGAGCAGCGGGTGCAGGATGACGCCCGCGTAGAGGTGAGGGTCGAGGCCGATGGTGCCGACCACCTCGCGCCGCAGCTCGGGGAGCAGGTCAGCCGGCACCGTCTCCTCGGTGTTGGCGTGATTGAGGACCGCGGCGAGCGTGACCTCGCGGCCGAAATGGATGCACTGCGCCTGCGCCAGTGTCGCCATCTCGATGCCGCTGTAATCGCGGTTCACGAGCAGGAAACCCTCGCGCGCAATCACCATCGGGCGGATGTCGTGGAAGCGGGCCCAGCGGCGCTCGCGGTACTCGAGGAACTGCTTGGGCGTCATCGCCGTTTCGTCGAGCCGCCACTCGTGACCGAGCGGCAGACAGGCGTCGCCGGGCAGATCGTAGAGCCCGTCGCCGGGCGTGCCGGGCCCCAGGCGCTCGAGCACGTCGCGCGCCGTCGTCAGCATCGCATCGATTGTCGGGTAGTTCTGCACGTTGTTGCCGTCGCGCAGTGTCGTCTCTTCGCCCGTTTGCACGCTGCGGACGGTGTAGCGGGTCATCTTCGCCGACGTGCGGCCGGTGTCCTTCACCGCGTCGTAGCGCCAGTGCACCGGGCGAGTGAGCCCGCACCAGCCCGGGGCCGGCGCGCCGCAGTCGACCATCAGCGGCTTGACGTAGGTGGCCAGCTTCTTCTCGATCCCAGAGAACGCCGTCAGCGTGCGCAGGTCGGCGTCGTCGTGGAGCTCGGCGAGCTGCATGACTTCCTTGTCCGCCTTCACCTTCGGCGCGTTCAGGCCGCCCGTCTTCTTGTTGAGCGTCGGCGCGTTGTAGGCGACCGGCTTGCCTGCGGCCTCGAGCGTGCCCCGCACGCGCTCGTGGATCAGCTTCATGTTCTTCGTGTAGCCGTCGTGCCGCTCGTTCGGTTTGCCCTTGAAGACGATCTTCTCGCGCATCAAATCGGCCTTCACCAGCAACGCGCGGAGCTTCACGAGCTGTCTCTCGAGGCTCTCGCCTGCGCGGATGGCCCGCTCGCCGTCGACCCGCAGGCCGCGTGAGGCCATGAGGTGCAGGCAGAACTTCGCCACCGGCCGCGCTCGCTCGTCGGGTATTTCGGTCTGCCCGAACACCTCGGTCGCCACGCCCTGCTGCGCGAGGTAGATGCGCCGCTCGATGACGGGATCCTGAAGCGCGTAGTCGATGGCCTTGCGCGGCCAGGTCGCGGGCGGGCGAGGCGCCCCATAGACGAGCGTGCCGGCGCGCAGCGCGAGGGCCTGCTCGAGCGTCAGGATGTCGGCCAGCGGCGCGTTGGGGTCGTTGAGCATCGCCTCGGTGGGCCAGCACTCGAGCTCGCCGTAGCGCAGCCGGAAGCTCTCGGGGCCCGCCTTGCCCGACTTGAGGTCGAGGCCGAGGTAGGTCTTGGCCTGGTCCTCCATCGACAGCCCCGCCACATCAGGCATGCCCCGCGCGATGCGAAGCAGGCGCTCGCGGATCTCGGTGCAGCGCGAGAGGCCCGCGGCGAGGTGCTCGAAGACCTTGCGCCATACGTCGAGCTTCGGCACGCCGCGCCGGATCGCGTACTCGATCATCACCAGCAAGTCGTACGACTGGTTCAGGCCGCAGAGGATCGAGCCAGACGACAGCGCCCACGCGAACCAATCGAGCATCGCGTCGCCGGTGATGATCTGCGGGGCCGTAGCGACCCCGTCTTTCACCCCGAGATACTGAACGCAGACGGGCGGTGGCGCTGGACGACCCGGCAGGATCGTGTGCGTCTCGCTGTCCCAATGCACCATGTCGTACAGCATCACCAGTAGCCTTCACCGCCTGCGTGGATGAGTTTTGAGTAAGCTACCGCGAAGAACTCGTCACTGAGTTCCGAGCCCGCGAAGTTGCACCCCTCCGCGGCAGCGGCGCGACCAGTGCTACCGACTCCCATAAAGGGGTCGACGACGAGTCCGTTGCGTGGACACAGAACCGAGATCAGCGTTCGCAACAAATCTTCTGGCTTTTCCGTTGGGTGGTCACCACCACGTACAGGTTTGCAGGGGATGACGTTGCCTACGTCGCGGCGTTGTGGAGGAGCAGGCGATCCGTTGCTCATGTGCACGATGAACTCGTGCTGGTTTCGGAACAGCGCGCCCATGCCGAAGTACGTCTTGTCCCACACCACGATCGGATGTTGTCGTAGGTCTGCGGACTCGAAGGCGCTGGCCAACAAGTAAGCCATCCGCCAATCGATGAAGGACAGTAGGTGTCCACCGATTTTGAGGACGCGACGACACTCGCGCCCGACCTCTCGCATCGTCCATACAAAGCCCGAAGTTGACATGCCGTCACCGGCGATCCAGTCGTCGTCAGTGACAGATGTGGATCGCACCATCGACGTGCGCATACTTCGAGTGTTCTCGCGGCGACCGCCAGAAGAGAACGGCGGATCCATCAACACGAGATCGACGCTGTTGTCTGCCAACTGTCGGAGCAACTCGAATGCGTCGCCGTGATGTAGTTTCGAGTACAGCATGATCGTCTGCGCCGCGATCCCTCTACCATGAAGGACCGCGGCCGTTGTCGGTCAGCTCTTCGGCTTCCTGCCACGACGCGCCCCACCCCGACCCGCGTCATGGGCCGCGAGGATCTGACCGACCCGCGCTTCGCCGAGCAGCTCGACCACCGTGGTCTTGCTCTGCTCGTCGATGTCGCCGGCCTTCATCAGCCAGCCGATGTAGCTGTCGTCGCTGTCGTTGATGGCGGAGACGAGCACGCCCGCGTGCTTGCCCCGGGCGAAGAACGGCCCGTTGGGTCCGATCTGGACGAAGCGCAGCATCGACTCCGCCACGAGGGCGAGCTCGTTGAAGGAGAAGGGCAGCGTGGGGAACAGCAGCAGCAGCGCCCACAGCAGCTCCGCCGTGCTCTTGCAGTCGGCGAGGGCACCGTGCGCGCCCGCGAGGATGCGCCCGAAGACGGCCGCGAAGGCCGCCCCGTTGGTGTCGCGGAAGCTGTCGATGCCCAGCCGCGCGATGTCGAGGCCGAGCGTCGGCGTGACGCCCGGCGTGCCGATCCAGCGGCCCGACGGCGCGTGCATCTTGCAGTTCTGCCACAGGCCCATCACGTCGAGCGAGAGCGTCTGTGGCATGAAGCCGGAGACGCGTAGCAGGATCGGCAGGTCGAAGCGCAGCAGGTTGAAGCCGACCACGTTGAAGCTGGCGGCGAGGCTGGCGAGCGGCGCGACGAGGGTGTCGGCGGTCGGGCTGTTCGCCACGTCGGCATCGGTGATGCCGTGCACGCGGGTCGCGTCGGGGTTGATCGGGATCTGCGGGTTGATGCGCTGCACGAAAGGCCAGGCCGGCTCCGGCAGCACCACGAGGCCCGTCTCCGGGTTGCTCGCGGCGATGGCCTTCTCGACGCAGTCGGCGTCGTAGGCGACCGCCGCGAACTCGCAGACGCCGCAGGTGAGTGCGTCCTTGTCGGTGCTCTCGGTGTCGATGCTGATGAGGGGGCGCTCGGCCACGAGGGCGCGCCAGCGGTTGAAGTCGATGTTCATGGCGTCGTCTTTGCCTGCACCAGTTGAAGGATCTCGATCTCCGCGAAGAGCTGGCCGGGGGTGCTGCCCTGCTTCTGGGTCACGTTGGCCAGCACCGCCGGTTTGCTATCGAGGATGGCCTGGATCGGGAAGGCGATCTGGCCGTCGGGCAGGGTCTCCCACGTGTTGTCCGGGTAGCCGAGGTCGCGGAACAGCTGCGCGGTGCGCTGGTCGTACCACAGCGTCTTCTCGATCTTCACGCCGGACGCGTTCTTCTCGCCGCGCTTGGCCTTCTCCTGCTCGTTGCGGTCGAAGACCTCGAAGACCATCGAGGGCCACTTCATCCGCCCGACCACGGGGCGGAAGCCGGTGACGCGCAGCACGAACTGCCCCTGCGGGGGCGGCTCGGGCTTGGGCATCACGAAGCGGGCGCCCGCGCCGGCCCCGGGGGACGACGTGCCGGGGCGGGTCATGCCCGGCATGCCGACGGGGGCGGGGGGCTGGGGCGCGCCGGGGTAGGTGGCCGGCGGCGGAGCGGCCGGCGGGGGCGCGGCGGCACCGGCGAGCGGCTGCGGCATGGGGGCAGCGGCGAGGGGAGCCGCGG